AGAGGTATCCATCTGATGTAGATGTAACACCAGTACTTGTACCTGTTGGTTCTACAGTTGAGTTTGCACCTTTGTTATTAAAGATACATTTATATACATTTCTATCAGATGTATAAACATAGAATGCACTATTATGTAAAGTAGAGTTTAAAGTTGTATTAGTATATTCAGCATACAAATTATTATTTGCCCAGTTTCTTCTTACTAGAGCATAAGTTACATCTGTCTCTTGAATTTTCTTTGCTGCTAACATTTGTTTGTAAATGTTATAGTCTTGTTTTTGAACTGTATCAGTTGGAGTTGATGCTACTGAGTCATTTGCATAAGGACTGGTTCTACCAATAAACATATAAAGTCTTGAAGGTGCTGCTTCACTGAATGACTCTTTAAATTGGTCAGCTATATGATAAGACAGCCTCTTAGTCGAAGTAGCTGGCATTAGATTGCTCCAGTGTCTTTGATATTAACGTTAGCTTTCATATTAGATGCATGGCTTGAACAATAATATTGATATGAGTCTCTTCCTGAAGAAACTATGTCGTGTGGTATTTGCCAATATAAAACTCCTGATACTTTTCCTTGAGCACTAGCTCCTGTGCTTATTGTACCATCAGTTGCAACATGGATCAACGTATTTGAAAAATTATTTGTACCAGTGCTACCACTTCTAATATTGAATGGATGTGCTCCACCTAAACCATTTAAGTCAAAAGCAATCGTTGATTCATTTCTTACAGTTAGTTCTGGATTATTAAATGCTGCACCACCTTTACCAAAACCCATATTGGAGACAATGTAAGCACTGGATCCATTTGCAGATATATCATATGTTACTGCTGCACCATAATTTGGTACTGTTGAATAACTTTTACCACTACTAAATACTGAGAACACGTTGGCAACTTGAGCTCTATCTGATACTAATAATCTAATAGCTGTATTTGTACCTGTAAGGTTTGTATTAACTAAAGTTACTCTAGCTGCTTGTGTTGCTATACTACTATTAGTATTTCCTAAATGAGCTAAAGCACCAACGTTAGCTACTTGAGCTCTATCATTAATTAATAATCTTACAGCTGTGTTTGTTCCTGTTAAGTTTGTGTTAACTAATGTTATTCTTGAATTTGTATTTCCTAGTGCAGCTAAACTAGCTACGTTTGCTACTTCTGCTCTTTTAGCTATTGCACTATTTGTATTAGCTAATGCAGCTAGTGTTACAACATTTGCAACTTGAGCTCTTTGTGCTATTGCTGAGTTAGTATTTCCTAATGCAGCTAAAGATGCCACATTTGCAACTAATGCATAGGTATTTAATCTTGAGGTTATTTGAGTATTAGATTGGTAAGAAGCAATAATGTAACTATTAGATACTAATGTACCTGTATTGGCAGCAATAGTTGTTCCATTACCTAATGCGTTATAAACTTCTGTAAAGTTATCATTTATTTTATCACCACCAGAACGAATACTGTCACCAGTTCCGTCATTAGCAGAAGTACCTATTCCAACCGTTTGTTTAGCCATTATTTACTCCTAACATATAATCCAAACCAAGCAGCACCAGCTCCAACTATAATTGAAACTAAACCAGCTTGTTGATTTGTTGGTGCTGGTAAAGCCATAAACCATTGTACTACATCATAAAACATCCAAATATAAACTGTTATGAATAATCTAGGAAATAATCTTAACTTGTCTAATGTTTCTGTGAATTTGTCCATTTCTAATCCTTGTTTCTATTTATATTAAAAAGCATCAAATGTGGTGTTACTAGAATCAAATGTAAGTGCAACTGAGTCAAATGTAATTGCACTTGTTTTTGTTGACACATTACTAGCAACAGATGTTCCTACTGATACATTACTTGTTTGTGTATATTCTCCAAACATTTTAGTTCCTGCTGGATGTAATAAATTATCTACAAACTGTCTATATTTTTGTAATGCTGTTTTAGATCTGATCACGTAACTATAAACTTGATAAAAAAAGTTATCTTGTAATCTGTTGTTCCATGATAAGAAACCTTTTGTATCTGTATACTTACCTTCATAAGCTCTTAATCCTGTAATCGAAGGTAGTCCTGTTGCATTTGCTGTTGGTGTTCTTGTATCATTTACAATACTCAAATTTTCATATTTGTTAAAACTTAATCCACCATCTGTTACTGTAGTTGACTTCAAAGCACCATCAACATGAGTTGCAGTTATAATTGCATTGTTTCCTTTGAATGTAGTTGGTCTATCTGGATCAACTAATCTTAATTCTGCTACTGCTGGATTTCTAACAGATATGTTTGGAATGTTAACATAATTGTATCCATAACTCGTTGTATAAACACTGTTGATTGTTCCAACTGTTGTGTTTACAAATGCTAAAGCACTTCCAAGTTTACTGTTTACATTTGCAACAGCTAAGTTAGCACTTAATGATCTTGCATTAGCACCTAATCTTGGAAATGCAGTATTTGTATTTGCGTTTGTTGTAGAACCAGTTACATTTAACGGAACATTAGCAACAGCTGATATATCATCACTATCAATTAATAAAACTTCTGTATTACTTAATGTATCAACATAGAAAGAAGCACCTGTTCCATTATCATCAGCTGTTACTGCTACAATATTGTTTCCTATTGTATAACCTTTACCACCATGTGTAACAGAAAATTGTATTGCACTGAAGTTGTCTGTTTCAGCAACAGTTGCTTTACCATCTCTTGTTGATGTTGGAGTAGATAATGTTAAACTATCTCCAATAACATAACCAGCACCTTTATCAGCTAAGTTGATACCTGTTATAGTACCTGTAATATTATAAATTGTAGCATTAACTGTATTGCCACTATTTCTTACTAATTCTAAATCTTGAAAATCACCACTAATACCTGACAAGAATAACTCTTGCACAATAAATCCAGATTCAGTTGTTCTGTTTATTCTTTCTACTTTAGCGGTAGCACCACTACTTAGACCTGTAATGTTTTGTCCTAAAAGTGTTTGAGTATTTCCTAAAGCTGGATCACCAACTCTAATACTATTTTCTTTAACATATCTACCATCAGATGCTCTTAGTATACTTTCACCTGGATCATATATTTCTATTTCTTGGCCATACAATGCTCTGAATAATAATTGATAACTTTTTTCGGATCCTCTTGAGGTATATAAATCTTTAGCTCTTTTCAATAAAAAATGAGTATTAGCTTGAGTAGATCTTGGTATATCTGGAATTATTTCTCTTCTAAGATATTCAGTATACTTGTCTATAGAAGTATCAATATCTTGAAAGTTTAAAAGATTTCTACTTGCATCTAAAACATTATTGGCTGTTGAGTTTCCAGACTCTAAAAATTCATAATAACCTTCCATGAAGGCTTGAAACAAAGGTGCATCTGATCTTATAAAATCTGGTAGCTGCTGACCTATCTGAGAAGATATTTTATCTGAAACAGCCATTAGTACACCAGATTAGTTACACCACCTGTAGATCCTGTTGATAAGATTCTAGCTGTTTCACTTGTAATAGTTTCAGTTGTTCCTGCAGTTGTAATATTAGAAACACTTGACTCTACAACACCCGTTGAATCGTTTACAACATCAATGGAGGCTTTTGATATTAGTAAGATCATGTTTCTAGCAGGAGCTATGTCATTAATTGCTGGTTTAGCATTGACCTCTATAGTATCAGAACTTGTTATGATCACACTTTTTATTGTAACTAATCCTGAACTATAATCTACCGTTCCAGCAGATGTATTTAAATAAGTTTTATTGTTTTGAGAATCTAAATAATAAATTCTTAATATTCCATTACCATCATCATCTAAGAAACATGTTTGATTTTGAAAAGTAAAAGAAGTACTTGATACAGCTCCATAATGTCCTGCATGTGGGTTTGAAATACTATTGTTAAATGCAATACTATATGATGTTGTAATGTTTTGATTAGGACTAAATCTTTTCATCATTCTATAAGTAATATTTGCACCCAATATACTTGGATCGCTTGATACCATATCATTTACAAAATTACTTTCTCTAAACTTTCTATCAAACAAACTTAAATCGGATGTTTCAAAATCAACAACAGCTTGTGAAACTTTATCAGATATTGAACCAGCTGTCAATGTCGTTTGACCAACATCATATCTTATAGTAATACTTGGTACAACATATAAGTAAGTTGCATCAACAAATGTAGGTGAAATAGTTACAACATTTTTAGAAGTAAGTAAAGTAGTCAATTCTGTTTTTCTTTGATCTGATAATAGATTACCACCAGTTGGTTTAGCTGCAATATAAACTTTACCATATATTGGTGGATCATTATCTTCTCCACCCCAAACACTTACAGCTTGTAAGTCAGGTGCTTCTGCAAGCAATGTTCTTGCATAATCGTTTTTAATTACAGCTCTATTTTGTCTTTGAAAACTTTTAGGTGCATTAAATTTAATACTTGAAATAGATTCAGCATTAGCTCCACCAAATGCTGAGTTTGCAACTGTTACTGTAAATGTGGATTGTCCTCCTATTGTTGAAGGTGCAGTAAAGTTATTTGCTCCATTTGTAGCTGTTCCATTAACAACATTATAATCGGCAATTACTATATTACCGTTATCTAAAGCTGTACCTAGTACACCATCTCCAAATAATAATTCATATTTTCCATTTTCATTTTCTTGTACAAAGTAAACATTACTATTTGCTGTTACATCAACTATATTGGTTGCTTCTACAAATGTTCTAAGTGATGTATTTGAAGTGCTTGTTTGAATTTTTATTTTAAGCGTTGTTGTATCTGCATTATTATTATTTAATACAAATCTTTGACTATCATTATTTGTATCTACTGTAAATTTTTGAGTTACTGGTTCACCTTCTTTTATCACAATAGTATTACTAGTATATCCAGTTGATTGCAATAATACATAAGGTTGTCTTGTTGTAAATTTATATTGTATTCCGTCTATTGTTGAAGTAAATAATGTATTAGCACCTATAGTCAAACTAACTACATTTGTTGAAGGTGTAACTGTAACATTTAAAGTTGCTGATGATCCTCTTGCTGATGTTGGTGTATATCCTAACATTTTAGCTCTAGCTACTACATTGTTTCTAACTTGAGCACTATCAAGAAACATTTCATTACCTACCATATTAACATATACAGCATTATAGTAAGTATTATAAGCTAACAGATCAATTATATTAGATAAAGCACTTCCTTCAAAATCATAATCAGTAAACTGAGGTTTACCTCTTAAAAAATTTTTAAGATTAGTCTTAATACTATTAAAGTTAAGATCTGTAACTCTTATTGCACTATTGGCTTTAGCCATTATCTAACCCTCGTTAAAAAGAAACTGACTACTTCTGGATCAGTTTGATTGACAGCTCTAAATTTAATTGAAACTTCTATTGCATTTCTATCTATATTTTCAACAACAAAAACATCAATTAATTCTGCTCTTGGTTCATATTCCCTGATTACATCTTCTATATCTGTTCTAATATCAACTTCTATTTCACTTCCATTACTTGCTAAATCAAATAATCTTGATCTTATATTACCACCTAAAAATGGTTGATATGGTCTTTCACCTTTGTCAGTTAATACTAATGTTTTTACTGCTCTAGCAATAGCAGCATTGTTTGTTAAAGTATTAATTTTTCTAGTGACTGGATGCTTGTCAAAAAGTAAATCAACATCTCTATAAACAACATTTCT